CAAGCCTCCCGCTCAGGAGTTAACCCTACGCCAGCCCTACGCCTACGCTCATCATCAATATATGCCATATTATTTTATAAGTTAAAAGTCAGTCGCAGATCACTTTGAATACGTGAGAACCCTAATCCACAACATAACATCTACGACTGACTAAATTCTACCAACCTAACTTACCTATGTCTTGTGCAACATTTACACCTTGGCCTATACGATCAAGCCACGTCGGTTGGTTAGCTTTGAAACCAGCAGACTGCCCAGCAGCACCGAACGTATTGTTCATGAAGTTACCAGACTGCCCAGAAGTATTCGTTTGCATATTAGGTTGGCTAAAAGTTGTTGGCAACGTTGTTGACGGACGACCTAATGCAACTTGCATAGGATCAAATCCGCTACGAGATGCAGGAAGGAATGACGTAGCCTGTTGTAATGCCTGACCAAACGCATTGCGCCTGTTCTGCATAGCGTTGCCGTATGTCATAGCGTTAGCTACTACATTGCCCATAGAAGGTACGTTTAAGTTACCTCCTTGTGAAGATTGACGGTTTAACGAACGGTTTATCTCCTCGCGTTCACCGCCGCTTAGATTTCCTGTGAAGTAACCTTGAGGGCGATCAGGATCGTACTTTGGATTAAGTATAGGCTGTCCATTAGCGTCAAGCTGCGGCTGTCCGTCAGCATTAAGCATGAATTGTGACGTAGTGTCAGCGTCATACATCGAACGTAACAAATCGCTAAGACCACTACCTGTCTGTGCTCGCTGACGGTAAAACTCAGGATCTACGCCTTGCGCTGCGGCATAGGCTTCATCTATAAGCTCACCGCCTGGCCCTCTCAGAACATCTACTTGTTGCCCTGTGTCACGCATCGCCGTACGATACGCTTCGTCACTAGCAAGCTGCCCATACTCAGGAATATATTGTTCAGCTAAACCAAACTGTTGAGCGGCTTTACGCCTAGCGAGTTCCTGCATAGCAGGAGACTGCATATGCTCCAAGTCTCGCAACTGTTCAGAACGAACAATCTCAGCGTAGCTGGGTGGAGTTAACTTATAGTCATCGTCCAGAGGATCAAGATTTGATCGCCTAATCTCCTCCGCTGTCCTAGAAGGATAATAATCCCGATACGCTTTAAACGCCTGTTCTGTTGTCTGCCCAGCAGACGGAGTTGGGCCTTTACCCAACTGCGACAGTCCGTAAATCGTACCGGCTCCTGCTAATAAATCTCCTAGATCCATAATCTTATCTCCTTAACTGTCTGCCATTATACCAGCTTGTTCCAGCCGGTACGTTAAATAGTTTATCTTCTCTGCAAGAATAATGAACGCCGCTTTAACATCAGCATCCGCAGTAAAGTCTAGCGTACCCATTGTCAGTTGATCTGCCGCTGCTGACCCAGCGTCAACAGAAGTACCATCTATTGCTGTCATATCCGCAACGTGCGTACATTGCTTTACTACACCTGGCGTTGACGTTGATGCATCAAACACGGTTAGTGACGTGCGCCACGCATTTGCCGCAGTCTTATCTGCAAATAACTGTGTCGCGTGTGTGAACTCTGAACTGTTTATGTTAGCTGGCATAAGCCTGTGTCATTAAAGAATTTTTAGACGTGATGTCTTTTGTTTCTATGTTTATAATCGAAAGTGTCGCGGCGTTATCCCACTTAATAGCGTACGAGGCTTTCCAGCCAATGCGACTATCTTGAAAGTTAAACGCCAGCGATTGAATCTTGTTCTGGCCATCCCACATGAGCGGATACGCAGCCGCGTAGCGCATACCGTCAAACGTAGGCGCTACTAGCGTTTTAGATAACACAGATTGCCCAGCAACTCCATTACTTATCGGCGTACAACTAACTGTACCAGAGCCATCATACTTAACATATGCAGGACTATTCCAGTAAACATATGAAGCTGTGGTAAGTTTGCCAGTTAACGTTACATCACCAACGCTAGCTGCGACTGTTAACTCAAAAGTGCCATCCATACCGTCAGCACCACCATCACCAGCGGCTAACGAATTCGGTATACCGTAGCCAGTTGTAGCATGACTCCAACCATAAAAACGTATAACAGTTCCAACAGCAAGCGTGTAAGGTATAGGCTTAACTGGTATAGCGTAAGCCGTTGTTGATGTGAATGTTGTAGGGGGAGATGCCCAAATACCGTATGGTATGTCAGGTGAACCAGATCCATCTACACCGTCCCAAGCTAGCCAGAGAGCATCTGGATATGGAACTTGTATTGCTATTGATTCAATCGGCTTAACGTCCGTGAACAGCGTACGCAACGTTAACGGCTTCTGATCTACACGTGAATCACCTACGTTAAACGCCTTCGTCTGCACATAAGCTGCTGAGTATTTTATGCCACCCCACATCTTAATCATCTCGCCGTATGATGTGATAGCATAAAGCTCATGAGCATCAGCAGAATCAATCTTCGTGAACTGCACTATCGGCGCACACGTTGTATCATCATCTTTTGTAAAGTTGTCGAAGCTAACAAATTTCTTCAATGTCGAATCAAACACAAGTACACCATGCCCGTAAATTGTCTGCACAGCAAAAAACGCATAGTTGTCAAACGTAATTGCTGCGCTTGCTGTAAAACTCTGCGATTTATCATCAAGCAACTTGGCAACCTTCAGCGAAAACGCAGAGTTGCGCCCTTCGTTACGCAACTGTTGTACGGCATTAAATGATCGCAAGCCTTCGGTGTCTATGAATGCAAAGTCACCCAGCACGTCAACAAACGAGAACTGATTAACAACTGACGCGCCGAAAAGGTATTTTTTGGTAAACAGCGGCTCGCCAAAAACTGTACGTGTATAGTCTGGCGTTACAGCATACGATGACGTACGTGTGCTAATGAAAAAGCTGTTAGTATTTAGCGGACGCATACAAGTTACAGCCTCGTATGATACGCTATAACTAACAACTCCTGCGCCTCCGTTTGCTTCAGCAGCATCAATCTGCGCTCCGCTATCATTTATAGCAACAACAAAATCTAACGGACGGCCAGTAACAGAATGGTATATTTGCGTAAAATTGCCGCTAGCATCTGCACCTATTATATACAGCTTACCACCAAAAAACATCATCTGCTTTCCGATAGGTACATACTCACGGGTTGTTGCATCCCACTCCGTGTACTTCTTGCACTTACGTACAGAAATTGCAGCCGTCTGATTGCTTGAGCTAAAGATAATAAGATTCGGAGTGTTTTCTCCATCCTGCACAATAATACCAGCAGACGTTTTTACCCACGGCGTAGAGTTATATGTTAAAGAAATATCCTCAGCGCCCGTAGCACTCGTAGCTTTACGCTCCATGTTCATCGTAGAACCAGGAACTGCTTGCACGTACATAAAGTCTGCGTTAGCAGACATCTGCAATGAACTACTTGTACTGCCATCCCATAACGTAACCCATGTATCAGAAAGCCGATGCTTAAACTTTGCGTTACCACTCTGAAAAAGTAGGATGAAATCGCCTACGGTATATATGCCTTGAAACCGTTGATTAGCTGTAAAGCCAGTATCAATAATAAGCGGCCTTTTAACCGGCGTTAGCTCACCGAAGCGATTACGCACATTCATAGCAAAAGAATACTCATCGTCACCCAGACGAGAGTCATCAACTGCCATGTTCATTCCGCCTAGGAACGATGACTGTGCGTAGCTAGCCATGCTAGTTTATCGTGATTGTGCCGTTTAAATACTACCTTCTGCTCTTGACCTCTTTCTAGATCAGCTTGCCGCCGCGATAGCGAACGTGTAGCTTTTCTGTCATGCAGTATCGCTTCTTCTAACTTACCCTGCTCTTCGAGAAACAACTCCATACATTTACTAACGAGTATGTTATCGTAACCAACAGCAGGAAATTCGTCAACGTCATTCTGCAAGCGCGGTAATGCTTTCTTATACAACACCTGCAGCGTGTGTGCATCATCTTGCCCAGCAGACGAGGAGAAAGGAAATGCACTTACGTCTACGATAAGATAACGTGATTCCATACTGTTCGACGGTATCTCAGCGTACACGGTAGAATCTGTATAATCAATCAACTGCGCTAATCCAACAGTTGCCGTTGGTTTGTTTGTCCGCGTGAAGCTGACGATGTCTGTGAACGGAACGCCTAAGTTAGCTAATGTTGCTGTAGCATTAACCGATACAGCAACCGCAGTACCAGTAACACTAACTAAGTAACTCTCGCTATGCGTTGTTTTAACAACCACTTCATAATTATCATCCGTCGTTGTCACACCATACCACCTAACCTTCAGCTTATTTGTGCCATTAGCCGCTTCTGTGATAGATGTAGGCAACGATACCTTCAGCGGACTGTAGCCTATCACACGAAATTTGTTATTATCAGAAGCCCAGTTATTCTCTCTGTAATGTGCTGTTAGTGCTTCTGTTTCCCACTCAGCGTTGTTACCAGACTTCTCGCGTATGCCACGTATAGCATATACATTAGCTGGTAACGCAACAGTCTTATCACCCTGCACGTAGAACTCTGCTTCTTCTAAACATCCTGGCATATCAGACTGTTCGTAGAGTTCTTGTGCCGCTTCATTAAGATAGTCAAGCAGCAAAGCACGTTGACTGGTATCTGACGGAGACATACCAATCTTCTTACCAAACCTATCTAATATGTATTCTACACTCATCGCTTCACTAACGCAGTAACCGCAGCTTTGTCACGTTTAACAAGCGCGGTCTTTGCTTTCGTAGGCGTTACTTTAACTAAAACTACAGTTGCCATTACTTTCTCTCCAACTCATATTCCAGACGATTTACTGTCTGAAGTGCTTCTTTTACAAACGCCGGTGATGCTAACGCCGCTTTCCGAAATCCTGGATGCGCTATCAATCGCTCGCTATTATTCATCTTTACTCCCACGCACCCGCTCGTTAGGATTAGCAAGAGCATCAGCGATAGCGTCATCAACCAGCGCATCTTTTGCCGTGCGCCTTTTTGATGCGCTAAGCTCCCGCCCTTCTCCGAACAACTTGTCCAGAATTTTATGAAGGGCGGGTATAGCTTTAGCGATTGCATAGAGGAGTTTTATCATCTACGACCCATTTTACGTGAACGCTCTTTCCTGTCTTTCTCAAACTGCTTATAAGCATCTTCAGTCTTTTTGCTGGCCAGCTTCTCACGCCGCTCTTTAGCTTTACGTGCATTATTAGCCTTTCTTAGCCTCTCAGCCTTTCTTAGCTTATGCGCCTTATGAGCACCTTTAACCAATGATGCACCCCACTTTACACCCCTAACTGCAGGATGTAGCGCAGCAATTTCTGCAGCTACCTCCACAGGATTTTCTTTTACGTAGTTTATTATTGCTTTGTGGGCAGGTGGTTTACCCCGCATCTTTTTAGGCAAAGATGGTGGCACAGCAGACTTTGCGGTTTTCGCAGAAGTTGCTTTACGTTTTTTAGGTGTTTGTGCTTTCGTAGCAGGACTTTTACGGCCTACTGGAATACGCGAACCAAACTTACTAGACTGAGAAGATGCTGGTTTCTTCTTAACGGCTGGTTTGCGCCGTTTAGCTAAATCCACTAGCGTCTGACCACCTTTCTTGCGTCTTGAAACTGCACCAGTACGCAGCTTACTCAACGCCGGTTTGATAACCATAGGTTCTAGCTTGCCTTCTTTGTCTTTTGCAGCTTTCTGCCTGCGCTTTCTAGCCAACTCCATTAGCGCACTACCACCTTTTCTTCTACCGTATGCCATATCAAGTGTTCTCCGTATCTTTCTTAATTCCCTTACGCAAGAAAAGTGCGAGTAACGATGTAACTACTACGTTAATCATCACGCCCATTTCCATCTCTCCGCTGAAGTACGCTCCTACTGCTGCAAGAACGCCGCCAACGGCTGTCATATACGTCTTTTTACCTTGTAATGCTTTCATTCCGCTTTTTTAACTGCACCCAACTTAACTTCTACCGGCGTACCACCTTTACCAGCTTTTAAAGTCAAGCTAGGGAATGGAATCTCAACAGACAAGTACGGAATTTTAAGATTAACTCCATCTGCAGATACATCCGCGTTAGGCGTTACTCCTGCCTTTGCTCC